GCGCCAGTACGACATCAACAATGACCGCCTGCCGTGCCGTATTGACGTGCTGTATGGCTACTCGGTCATCCGCGCCCCGATGGCTTGCCGTCTCTGGGGTTAACAGGTAAAGATAGGAGAACACGACAATGGCACTTGCGAATGGCGCTAGCGGTTACCAGATTGGCGACGGCAATCTTGGCGAAATCAGCTTTTACAACACCACCGCTCCGGCGGCGCTTTCCGGCGCAACCGTAACCATCACCGCAGCCGACCTTGCCACGGGCGTTTGCACGATGGACAGCGGCGGCACGGACGCGGGCACGTATACGTTCCCGACCGGCGCTCTTCTTGATGCGGCGTTTCCCAGCTTGAAGGTCGGTTCGACCTTTGACTGCGCGTTCATCAATATTGGTGATAACGCAGCCAACGACGTGACGTTTGGCGCAGGCACGGGCAACACCCTTGTCGGCAACGCTGAAATTCAGGACTCTATTACCAAGACAAGCAACACCTCGGGCATCTTCCGTTGGCGCAAGACGGGTGATGCGGCGTACACGATCTATCGTATCGCCTAAGCAACAGGCCCCCGCTTCGGCGGGGGTCTAACTCATCAAGGAGAACAACATGCCCAATACGAAGCCTGTTGGTGTTGCCTACGAGGACCCGTACCTCGACGGCGCCACCATCGTTAACCCGGTCTACTCGGCCAAGGGCGCAGCCCTGACGACGCAGTTGACGTCGATCACCTCAACGGCTCCCGGCACGCCGGACTACGCCATCCAGGACTTGACCTCCATGACGCCTTTTGGCTTTGTGACCAAGGACGAGGGCAACTCGGTGCTGGCCGTCATCGCCAACCTTCAGACGCGCGTTGCGCAGCTTGAAAGTCGGCTTCAGGCGCTGAACCTCATCGCGTAATCAAACAGGCGGTTCTCGGACCGCCTGTTCTTCACAAGGGAAAACCATGGCTGAAATTTACCTGATGCACTACCGTCATGGCATCAAGATTGCCACGATGGAAATGGAGGCGCAGTACGACGAACAGAACGGCTGGGTGCGTTTCGACCCGGACGAAATGGTCGCTGAAGCCCCGGCCGACGACTTGCCAGAATTGACGGCTGAAGCTAACGTGATGGCAGAGGCTCCGCGCCGTCGCGGCCGCCCCCGGAAGGACGACTAGCATGACGACAACTGCCGACATCATTTACGGTTCCTTGCGGCTCATTGGTCAGTTGGCGGAAGGCGAAGTTCCTTCTGGCGAAACCGCCCAAGACGCGCTGAACGCCATGAACCAGATGATCGACAGTTGGAATACCGAGCGTCTGGCGGTGTTTTCGACCATAGACCAGGTCGTTACGTGGCCGCCGGGGTCGCGCTCGCGCACTATGGGGCCGACAGGCGACATCGTCGCCCTGCGCCCAGTTCTGGTGGACGACGCTTCCTATTTCCGCGACCCGTCAAGCGGCATCTCGTTTGGCCTCAAGCTGATCAACCAGCAGCAATACAACGGCATCGCCGTCAAGACCGTGACCAGCACCTATCCGCAGGTGATGTGGGTCAACATGACGTACCCGAACATCGAGATGTACGTCTACCCGGTGCCGACGAAGGTCTTGGAGTTCCACATCGTCTCGGTGCAGGAACTGTCGCAGCCGGCGACGCTCAGCACGGATCTGGCCTTTCCGCCCGGTTACCTGCGCGCGTTCCGGTACAATCTGGCCTGCGAACTGGCCCCTGAATTTGGCGTCGAACCGTCGCGCCAGGTGCAGCGCATCGCCATGACGTCCAAGCGCAACCTGAAGCGCATCAACAACCCCGACGACATCATGGCGCTGCCCTACAGCATCGTGGCCACACGGCAGCGGTTCAACATTTTTGCGGGAAACTATTAAGTGAAAACACCGATCCTTGGCTCCGCGTATGTCGCCCGCAGCGTCAACGCGGCCGACAGCCAGATGATCAACCTGTTCCCGGAGATGGTGCCGGAAGCAGGCAAGGAGCCCGCATTCCTCCAGCGTTGTCCGGGGCTCAGCCTGAAGGTCAGCGTCGGTTTAGGCCCCATTCGCGGCATGTGGTGGCACAGCGTCTACCTGTACGTTGTGTCGGGCAACACCTTCTACCAGATCACCTCCTCTTGGGTGGCGACGGCCAAGGGCACGGTCGGCGGCAGCGGTCCGGTCAGCATGGCCGACAACGGCACGCAGATCATGATTGCGGCGGACCCGGCGGGCTACATCTACAACACCAGCACGGGCGTCTTTGCGCAGATCACCGACCCGGACTTTCCCGGCGCGTCGCTTGTGGACTATCTGGACGGCTATTTTGTGTTCATCGAGCCCAACAGTCAGCGCATCTGGGTGACGGCGCTCCTCGACGGCACCAGCGTCGATCCGCTGGACTTTGTCAGCGCGGAAGGCGACCCGGACAATATCGTCAGCATGATCGTCGATCACCGCGAGGTTTGGCTGTTCGGCGAGAACTCCACGGAAGTCTGGTATAACGCTGGGCTGTCGGACTTCCCGTTGGTCCGCATTCAGGGCGCGTTCAACGAACTGGGTTGCGCGGCGCGGTACAGCACCGCCAAAATGAACAACCAGGTCTACTGGCTGGGCAAGGACGACCGTGGCCGGGGTATCGTCTACGCCGCCAACGGCTACCAAGGCCAGCGCATCTCGACACATGCCATCGAGTGGCAGATCCAGCAGTACAGCACGCTCACCGACGCCATCGGCTACACCTACCAGCAGGACGGTCACTCCTTCTACGTGCTGGTGTTCCCGACCGCCGGCAAGACGTGGGTCTATGACGCCGCGACGGGAGCCTGGCATGAGCGCGCGGGCTGGAGCAACGGGTCGTGGGTGCGTCAGCGCCCGGTGGCGCAGATATCCTACCAAGACCAAGTGCTGGTGGGCGACTACCAGAACGGCAACATCTACGCCTACGATCTTGACGTCTACACCGACAACGGCGCCCCGCAGCGCTGGCTGCGGTCGTGGCGCGCCCTGCCGACGGGACAGAACGACCTGATGCGTTCGGCGCAGCACGCGCTCCAGTTGGACTGCCAGACCGGCGTCGGCTTGGTCACCGGGCAGGGCAGCGACCCGGAGGTCATGCTGCGTTGGTCGGACGACGGCGGTCACACTTGGTCGAACGAACACTGGCGCAAGATGGGTAAAATCGGTCAGTACGGCTTTCGCACCTACTGGCAACGGTTGGGCATGACCATGAAGTTGCGCGACCGCGTCTACGAGATCAGCGGCACCGACCCGGTCAAGATTGCCATCATGGGCGCCGAGTTGCAGGTGAGCCGGACCAATGCCTAACATCACCAACATCACCCCGCCTCGCGTCCCGCTGACGGACCCGCGCACGGGGCTGATTGCGCGTGAGTGGTATCTGTTCCTGCTGAGCCTGTTCAACCAGACAGGCCAAAGCACCGTGTCGCTGGAAGACGTCCAGAAGGGACCGCCGACGCAAGACATCGACCTGTCGGCACTACTGGCACAGGCGTCCCTGAACGCCGAGAGTTCGTCAGCACTCCTGTCGCAGTACGCCCAGCTTGCCACCGACGTGCAGGCACTGGCGCTGGGGCCGTCCAACACGCCGCAACTTGAGCGGTTGCGCTACGGGTCGTTCTACGACACGACCGACCAGACGGCGGCGGTCATCAACACGGCCTACGCCATGACGTTCAATTCGACCGACATTACCCAAGGCGTGTATATCGGGACGCCAACGTCGCGGGTGTACGTGGACACGCACAACGTCTACAACATCCAGTTCTCAGCACAGTTTGTTAACACAGCGGGCGGCACGCATAACGTCTGGGTTTGGCTGCGCAAGAACGGTACGGATGTGGCAAATTCAGCCACGACGTTGCGTCTCCAAGGCAACAACGCCGAAGCGGTCGCAGCGTGGAACTTCTTGCTTGACATGAACGCAGGCGATTATTTTGAGCTTATGTGGGAAGTGTCCGATACGGCGGCGTCGTTGTTTAGTGACCCAGCGACCGCTGTCCATCCTGCCATTCCGTCAATCATACTGACGGTTACCGACAACATCAGTTCCAGAGGTGCAACATGACCGTAACGGTTAAAGTTCTTGTCCCGGCCAAAACAGCCGAAAACACCCAGACCACGCAGTACACGGCGGTAGGGGTTACAGCTATCATCGACAAGTTCACGGCGACCAACTATTCGGCGGCGGCGGCGACAATCAGCGTCAACTTGGTGACAGCGGCTGATACGGCAGGCAATAGCAACTTGATCGTCAAGACCAAGACATTGCAGCCGTCCGAAACGTACACTTTTCCCGAACTGGTCGGGCATGTGCTGGCCATCAGCGGGTTCATCTCGACCATCGCTGGAACGGCGTCAGCCATCAACATCCGCGTGTCCGGCCGCGAGGTGACGTAATGGACGCTGCGGGGCAATCGCTGGCGGTTCACTTTCAAACGCTTGATCTGCCTCCCGCAGCGGTCGAGTGGCTTCTGGACGTGTGGCGCATGATCCAGATGCTGGACGACGTGGCTGACGGCGACCCTGTCAGCCGTGATGACTTGAACGGCGCCATCTGGGCCTCGCTGGTCACCATGCCCGCCAACCCGTTCTACCTCGCCAACGCTGCCGCGCTTCAGTCCGGGCTGGCAACGTTGGTGCTCAAGTGGCAGGCGTCGGACGACGCCGAACGGCAGGGGTGGGCTGACGCCCGGTCGTTCGTCTGGCGGGCTGGCTATTACGATCTGATCCTGCTGGTTGTCCTTTTGACGAAGGGTCACGCAACTGCTATGGGTAAGGCCATGACGGTGATGCACCTCTATGGCGAGACGCTTCACGAATATCTGAAGGAGTTTTCCTGATGCCGGGACCAGTAGCAGCAATTGCAGGGGCGGCGGTTGTCGGCGCAGGCGCGTCCATAATCGGCGGCAGGTCGCAAGCCAAGGCGGTCAAAGATGCCTCCAAGGCACAGACCAAAGCCCAGAAACAAGCCCTTGAAGCGCAGATGGAACTTGCGCGGCCTTACGTTGAGGCGGGTAAAAACGCCATGACGCAGTACCAAAACCTTGCGCCGTATCAGTCGTTCAGCATGGACCAGTTCCAAGCCGATCCCGGCTACCAGTTCCGCATGTCCGAGGGCCTCAAGGCTCTGGAGCGGTCTGCGTCGGCACGAGGACTGCTACAGTCAGGCGGAACGCTCAAGGACATCACCCGGTTCGGGCAGGATGCAGCCAGCCAGGAATACCAGAACGCTTTCCAGCGGTATCTGACTGAGCGCGAGGCGCGCATGGACCCGTACCGTTATCTGACGGGCGTTGGGCAGGCTGCGGCTGCTGGGCAGGCAGCCAACGTCGGTGAGGGCATGACCGCGCTTGGCAATATTCAGTCGGCGGGCATCATGGGACAAGCTAACGCGTTTACGAACACGCTGGGCAGCATTTCTGGATTGGCATCAGACGCTGCGGGCGCCTATGGCCAGTATCAGGCGGCGCAGCCGTATCAGAACTATCTCAGGTCCATCACGCCTACAAATAGCGCCATGGGCTTTGCCTCGCCCGGCCAGCGCGCGTAAGGAGCGTCTGCCATGCCTATCAACCCGAACATCATCCTCTCTGGCAACCAGATGGCGCAGCCGCGCCTGCCGGACGTGAACGCCATGATGCAGACGCGCACGGCGGGCATGGAGAACATCTACGCCATTGAGCAGCAGCGCGCCGCGCAGGCGCAGGCGGCTCAGAAGGAGCAGGCAGCGGCGCTGGTGGACGCGCTGGCGCCTGCCTACGCCACCGCGTTCAAGGGCGGCGGCACCAAGGAGTCCATCACGGCGGCGTACAACCTCTTGCCGCCCGAAATCCAGCCGGGTGTTAAGGGGCAGATCGACAAGCTGATGGCCATGCCGTCCGACGACCTGCGCCTGTCGGCGCTGGAGGCATCGCTCGCGGGCAGCGACGCAGGCCGCACGCTGCTCGACCGCATCCCGACGGAAATTCAGCGTATCAACGCCGACATTCAGAACCAAAACCTTGAATTGCGCAAGCTTGAGATTGAACAGCGCAAACAGGCCGCAGCGGCTAAAACAGCACCTATCAGCACGGAACAGCCGCCCGACGAGATGGCTGAACCTGCAATGGACCCAAAGGTCAAACTTAAGTTGGACCAGGCTTACCCGCAGGCTACGCGCGCCCTTCAAAGCTCAGTTACAAGCCTTGACCAAGACATTCAGGACGTTGAAAAACTGCTGACTGACGATGTTGGGCTTAAAGCCATTACGGGGTATCTTGGGGCGTACACTCCCAACGTGTTCAAGGACGCGACGCGGGCGCAGGCGCTTCTCGACAAGATCATGTCCGGCGCAGGTTTTTCCGCTTTGCAGGCAATGCGCGATGCTTCGCCTACCGGCGGCGCTCTCGGCAACGTGTCCAACCAAGAAGGCGCAAAACTGGAGAAAAGCGTTGCTGCGTTCTCGCAGGCGCAAGATTACGACGACTTTCGCGAGGCTTTGCGTCAGTATCTGATTGATCTTAAAACAGCGCAGGGTAACGTGCAGTCTGCTTTTGACGAAACGTACAGTTACCGCGGCGACGCACCGTCCGCAGGTATCGTAGAACAGACGAAAGCGCGACGTCGGCGCATCGAAGAAGAAACCGCTACAGGTGGCCGTTCATCGCTGCCGCCGGGTGTAACTGTCAAGAGGAACTGACATGGCTTCGTTTACAGTCACGCTGCCAGACGGGTCTTCCTACACGGTTGACGGATTGCCGGAAGACGCAACCGAAGATGACGCACTCGCCGCAGTGCTGGCCGAAAACCCGCAAGCTGCCGAAGCTGACAATAGCCTTCAGCAGTGGTTCGGCGTAGCGACGCGCGCGTTGTTGCCCTATGGCCTCGCCGCTGCGGCTGGTGGCGCAGTGGGCGCGCCGTTGGGCGGCGTAGGCGCTGCTCCTGGCGCCGCTGCGGGCGTGCTGGCGCTCGGTCTTGGTGATATTGGTACAGGGGCGTACAATCTGGCGGCTACGCCGTTTGGCGCGCCTCGCATGACCCTGCCGTCAGAAGCAATTCGACAGACATACGAGATGGCCGGTGGGCCGGGTACGCGCGAGCCCGTCACGCCGCAACAGCGCGTGTTTAGTGCCGGGCTGGAAGCTGCAACAGGCGCTGGCGGAACGGCCAAGGCACTGAATGTGCTTGCGCCGACGCTGCGCTCAGGTACGACGACGCGCAATGTAATGACCGAGTTAGGCCGCGGCACGCGTGCTCAAGCGGTTGGCGGCGCGGGTTCCGGTGGTCTGACACAAGCCGCTGTCGAAGGTGGTGAAACCGACCCGTTGAAGCTGTTTCTGGTGTCTCTTGCTGGCGGCGTCGGCGGTACGTTGGCGGGCGGCCGCACGCCGCGTCCGTTGCTGACCGGCGAAGACATCCGTAAACAGGCAAGTCGGTTCTACAAGCGCGCGGAGCGGCAAGGCGTATACATCCTGCCTAATGTTGCGGACAACCTTGCCAACCAGCTTGAAACGACTTTGCAGCGCCAAGGCGCCGCCATCACGCAGCGCGACCGCGCGCCGATCCTGCGGGTCATTCGTGATCTGCGCAACCGGCCAAACAGCGATCTGTCGTTTGAAGAGTTGGAAAAACTGCGCAGTGACCTTGGTCTGATTGGCCGCAGCGCGGAAACGGGCAAGGTTACTGCGGTTGGTGCACAGGCCAACCGCATGGCAGGCATTGTGCAAGACAAGCTCGACGACTTTTTTGATACTCTAGACGTATCGCAAGTGTCGTCGGGCGATCCGCAGCGCGCGGTTCAGTTGGTCAAGCAGGCGCGCCAGCAGTACAAGAACGCGCGCAAAGGCGAAATTCTGGAGCAGGTGCTAACCAAGATAGATGTCGGGCCCGGAAAAAAGCCCGCAATTACCGAATTGCAGGAGCGTCTTGCCCCTATCGTTTCCGACAAGCGATTGATGAGCAAGTTCTCAACAAAAGAACGTGAGGTACTGCAAAGCCTGCAAAAAGGTTCACTGACCGAAAATACGTTGCGGACTATTGGTGAACTAGCACCGGGCAAAAACATAGAGAAAATACTGGGTTACGCCATTCCCACAACAGCGGCTGCGTCCACCAATCCTGCTTATCTGGCGGGTATTGCTGGCGTTGGCGGCGCCGCGCTGGCGTCCCGTGCCATGGCCAATCGCATGGCCATGCGCCGCGCCAGCGACGTGGCCGAGAACGTGCTAGCAGGCCGCCCGCCGCCAAGCGGAGTGCAACAGGCAGGGCGCGCGGCTGGACGCGCCGCGGCTTATGTTCCGCCGGTCGTGCTGGGGGCTCAGAACGCTTTTCTCACTGACGCCTACGGGCGTTCCTATGACGCGCAAGGCAACAGGTTGAGGTGACGTGCCGTGCTTGACGATCAAACATTCAAAGTGCTCGGTGCCATCATGCAATGGATCATCGCGCCAGTGGCCGCGTTTGTCTGGGTTATCTACCGCCAGCAACAGGCGCATGAGACGGCCATCGCGGTTCTGCAAGCCCAGACCGAAACATCTCGCACAGCGCACGACCGCGAGATCAAGGAGATCCGCGAGACAACGCGGGCCATCATGTTGAAACTTGACAGCATCGAGGAGGCGTTACGCAAATGAAGCTCAACAGCGCGTCCTTCGCCAAGCTCAAGGGCGTCCATCCCGACCTGGTGCGCGTCGTGCTGCGCTGCGCTAAAGACTGGGCCGAGGCCGACACGGGCTTCGTCGTCACCTGCGGCGTGCGCACGCTGGAGGAGCAGAAGATCCTCAAGGCCAAGGGCGCCAGCAAGACGCTGCGCTCGCGTCACATCCCTGCCGCCAACGGCTACTCCCACGCCGTCGATCTGGCCTGCACGATCAAGGGCGCGGTGCGCTGGGATTGGCCGCTGTACGACAAGCTGGCCAAGCGCATGAAGGTGGCAGCCAAGAAGGAAGGCGTGCTGCTAGAGTGGGGCGGGGCGTGGACAAGTTTCAAGGACGGGCCACATTTTCAACTGCCGTGGGTCCAGTATCCCGGCACCAAGACAGGAGCGAAGACATGACGAAGGAAATGGTTTGGGGCGTAGTGCGCGCCGTTCTGGCCGCTGGCGGCGGCTACGTTGTCGGCACCGGCGTTATTGACGCCACCGCCATGAACGAGATTATCGGCGCGCTCGGCATCATCTTCGCCGCTGGCTGGTCTATCTGGGCCAAGAAGTGAACTGGCTTGAGATTGCCGCCGTCGCTGTGCTGTTGATCGGCATTGGCGCTGGTGGCTTTCTCGTTGCCCAACGGCCGTCCTTCTGGATCGGCCTAGTCACGGCTGCTGTACGGCCCGTTCTTCCTCTTCTTCTGGCGTTATTGGCCAAACGGATGCCTCCCGAACAGGAGCAGGCGTGGCGGGATTGCATCCGCCGTGGCGGCGAGTGGGATCATCATCGGAAGCGGTGCAAGAGGTAAGCCACCGCTCGATCAGCGTGGCGTAGCCCGCGATGTCACGCCAGTGATCGGACTCGTGCGGATTGCCTGACAAGATGCGGCCAATCTTGCTGGCGATCATCTCCAGCGTCTCGCGCTGCATATCGTCTAGTATTCTCCATTTCTTGCCGCGCCGCATGGCGTCCTTCAGTTCCTGTGCCATCATAGACACTTGATAATAATCGCCGTGTGTCTTCTCGCGTTCGTCTAGAATGTCAGTCATGGCTTTTCCTTCAACGCTCTGATAACGGCTATATAAGCGCCAACTTCCGCGCAATCACCAACTTCTCCAACGACATCCTCCGCTTCCTCCAGCGCCTCGGCACGGATGACGGGGCGCATGGTGTCGATGGCGGCGCGCATACCGTTAACTAAGTCCTCACGCCACTCCTCGTCCTTTTCGTCGTTGGGGAAAATGCCAAGGCCAGATGCGAGCGCGAACGCAGCAAGCGCAGCCTCTATCTGCTCTGGTGTGGTGGTCATGTGCGTGGCTCCTGCGGCAGGGTAAGTTCAACCCAGTCATCAGTGCCGTCAGTGTGGATTTCTATCCCCGGCCACGCATTGATAGCGGCGGCGATGGCGATAGCAATGTCCTGTTCTTCTGTCGTGTAACAATTTCTGAATGCGTAGTTGTAAGCCCATAAAGCCGCCTCCACCACCTCATCCGGTATCTGTTCAGCCTTGATCATTGTTGTTCTCCTGTGTCAGGGGGAGGATGATGGTGAATAGTTTCTCGTCCTCAGACCTATAAATCTTATCTATATTAGGCCACGCATTGATAGCGGCGGTGATGTGACGGCGAATGATTATCTGGTCCTCTTTGTCTTGCATGGCCCACTCGCAGCCCATGCTGGCACACAACGCGCGGAGGACTTCCTCCGGTATCTGTTCAAGCTCAATCATTGTTTGTCTCCTTCAGTGCAACGGTGGCAGGATTAGACGCCATAGCTTGCGCCAGTTCCTTCTGGCTGTATGGGTGGTCGCTCGGATATTCCATCCGGTAGTAGGCGTTTAGCTCCGCCTCACACTCACGCAGCGCCGCCCGCAGCCTCTCGTTCTCTGCGGTGAGGTGGGTGATGGTGTCGGCGGCTTCAATAGATGCTTGGCAATTATCTACGGCTGCAAGTAGGAGCAGACGTTCTACAATATCACTCATGCTTGTCTCCTGAGAGTGCGGCGAGAATTTCCTTGCGTTCGCGCACCGCGCGCAGCGTCGTGTAGCGCTGATGGATGCGCACCGCGTAGGTCGGGCGCTTGTGGACCTCGACCTCCTCGTCCAGCATGGCCTTGACCTGGTGCTCGTCACGCATCGCCAGAACCACGTTCAAATCGTGCCAATTCCAACTCATCCCTTCAACTCCTCCAGTGCGATGTCCGATATGGCGCGCTTGTCGGCAAGGGCCGCCCAGATGCGCTCGTCGATAGTCTTGTTCGTCAGCAGGACGTAGACCCACACGTCGCGCTCCTGCCCGCTGCGGTGCAGACGGCCGACGACCTGCTCGTAGAGTTCCAGCGACCACGGCAGCGACAGGAACACCAGGTGATGGCCGCCGTGTTGCAGGTTGAGGCCGTGGCCTGCCGACTTGGGGTGGACCGCCAGCAGCGGAATCTTGCCCGCGTTCCAGCGCTCGATCACGTCGGCACCGTCGTCCAGCGTCCACAGCCGCCCAGGATAGCGGCGCTTCAGTTCCGCCAACTCCTCGATGAAGTTGTAGACGATCAGCGTGTTGGCCCGCTGGTTGCCCTCCAGCACCTCGTCCAGCAGGTCGAAGCGGTGCGTCGAGAACCAGACCGGCAGACGGTACGGCCCGTTCCAGTCCACCGTATGGTAGACCCAACCGCTGGCCATCTGCTGAAGCTTGGTCGTGACCGCAGCCGCCGACATGGCGGTGATGTCCTTGCCCTGCATCTTAACCATGAAGTCGCGTTTCATCTTCTCGTATGGCTCGCGGTCGGGCATGTCGCAGCGCATCTCGACCACATGGCACGGCGGCAGCTTGTCCTTGTAGACGCCGGGCTCCAGCACGAACGTCGCCGGGCGGATGCGGGTCATCACCTGCTCCAGCGCACCGCGCCGTGGCATCCACTCGCCAAAGTCGCGGTTGATGCAGACGAAGTACTGCTGCATGA